AAATATATCGTATATTAGGCAGACTGAGGACACACATGCAGGTTAAAAAGAGAGACGGTACACTTGAACCATTAAACATTGATAAGTTACACAAAGTAGTCATGTATGCATGTGAAGATATATCAGGCGTCAGTGCATCAGAAGTTGAAATCAATAGCCAAATTCAGTTCTTTGAAGGTATGGCAACAGAAGATATACAAGAAACACTTATTAAAAGTGCCGCAGATCTTATCTCAGAAGAAACACCAAACTATCAGTATGTAGCAGGTAGACTTATTAATTATCATTTGCGTAAAATGGTCTATGACAGTTTTACACCTCCTTGTTTGTGTGATATTATTCAAGATAATATAGACGCAGGGAAATAGACGAACTGAACTCTCATATTTAACACGATAGAGATGAAGTCCTAACCTATGCGGCTATGGAACAATTCCGTGGCAAGTACCTTGTACAAAATAGAAGTACAGGCGAGATATTTGAAACACCGCAAGTAGCATATATGATGATTGCGGCAACATTATTTGCAAAATATCCTGCTGAAACCAGAATGAGTTTTGTGAAGGCATATTATGATGCTATCAGCACTTTTAAAATTTCCTTGCCTACCCCTGTTATGGCAGGTGTGCGTACACCACAAAGACAATTTAGCAGTTGCGTACTCATTGAAACTGATGATAGTTTAGACAGCATCAACGCAACATCAAGTGCTATAGTTAAGTATGTAAGTCAAAAGGCAGGCATTGGTATTGGTGCAGGAAGTATTAGAGCTGTAGGCTCTAAAATTAGGAGTGGTGATGCAACTCATACAGGAGTTATCCCTTTCTATAAAATGTTCCAAAGTGCAGTAAAAAGTTGTAGTCAAGGTGGTGTAAGAGGCGGAGCCGCCACACTATACTATCCCATTTGGCATTTGGAAGTTGAGGACTTATTAGTACTAAAGAACAATAAGGGCACAGAGGACAACAGAGTGCGTCACATGGACTATGGTATACAGTTTAATAAATTAATGTATGAAAGATTAATTACTGGTGGTAACATCACATTGTTTAGTCCGCAAGATGTTCCTGGTTTATATGACAGTTTCTTTAATGATCAAGACAAGTTTCAAGAGTTATATGAGAAAGCAGAACGTATGACAAGTATCAGGAAAAAATCTATACCTGCAATAGAACTTTTTAGTTCCTTTGTTACAGAAAGAAAAGATACAGGTAGAATATACTTAATGAATGTTGACCATGCTAACACACATGGTTCGTTCATAGAAAATGTAGCACCAATTAAACAAAGCAACCTATGTTGTGAAATTAATTTACCTACAAAACCATTAACTGATATAAACGATCCTACAGGAGAGATTAGTTTATGTACATTGAGTGCAATAAATTGGGGAGTACTAAAAGATTTATCTGAGATGGATAAGGTATGTAATTTAGCAGTAAGAGGATTAGATGAACTACTAGACTATCAAGAATATCCTGTACTAGCGGCAGAACTTAGTACAATGAAAAGACGTCCTTTAGGAATAGGTATTATTAATTTTGCATATTGGTTAGTAAAACATGACACTAACTATCAAGATCCTAATTTAGAATTAGTTGACGAATGGGCAGAAGCATGGAGTTATAGTTTAATTAAAGCAAGTGCAGATTTAGCCTTAGAAAAGGGTAAAATATCAGGAAACGAAGAAACAAAATATAGTTTAGGGATTACACCTAACCAAACATACAAACAAGACGTTGACGAATTAGTCAAGCATAAAGAAAGACAAGACTGGAAAGGTTTGCGTAAGCAACTTAAAGAAACAGGCATTCGTAACTCAAGACTAATGGCACTTATGCCTGCTGAAACATCAGCACAAATTAGTAACAGCACAAACGGTATTGAGCCACCACGTAGTTATGTTAGCATCAAGCAAAGTAAACATGGTGTGTTAAAACAAGTGGTACCGGGGTATCCTTATTATAAAAATAAATATGACTTACTATGGGACCAAAAGTCACCACAAGGGTATTTAAAGATAATGGCGGTCCTACAAAAATACATAGATCAGGGAATTTCGGTAAATACATCTTACAATCCAGAACATTACGAAGATGAAAAAGTTCCAATGAGTGTACTTATACAAGACATCTTAATGTTCTATAAATATGGCGGCAAACAATTATACTATAATAACACTTATGACGGACAGGGTGAAATAGATATACATAAAGAGGATAACCAAGAACAATTAGCAATAACAGAAATAGATGATGAAGATTGCGAGAGTTGTAAAATATAATGACAGTTTTAAATACAAAAAATAGAGTAGACCATACTAAAGTAAAAATGTTCTTAGACCCAACAGGAGGTCCTGTAGTACAACGATATGATACTCTTAAATACAAACAGTTTGATAAACTAACAGACAAACAGTTAGGTTTCTTTTGGCGTCCAGAAGAAGTTGACATATTAAAAGATGCAACAGACTTTAAAAATTTATCAGAACACGAACAACATATCTTTACCTCCAACTTAAAGAGACAAATACTATTGGATAGTGTACAGGGTCGCTCTCCCAATATTGCTTTTCTGCCTGTAGTGAGTCTACCAGAATTAGAAACCTGGATAGAGACTTGGGCATTTAGTGAAACTATACATAGTAGAAGTTACACACATATTATTAGAAATGTATATGCAAATCCTAGTAAAGTATTTGATGAGATGTTAGATGTCAAAGAAATATGTGATTGTGCAGATAGTATCACAGAAAACTATGATAAACTTATAGAATATAATCTACTCAGAGATATAGGTAGTAAGAAATATGACTTATATGAACATAAGAAACGTATATGGAAATGTTTGATGAGTGTAAACATATTAGAAGGCGTACGTTTTTATGTATCCTTTGCTTGTAGTTGGGCATTTGCTGAACTTAAAAGAATGGAAGGAAATGCAAAAATTATTAAACTTATTGCCAGAGACGAGAACGTTCACTTGGCTAGTACACAACAAATGCTAAAACTCTTACCACTAGAGGATAATGACTTTGCTAAGATTAAAAAAGAAACAGCAGAAGAATGTAAGCAGATGTTTATAGATGCGGTAGAGCAAGAAAAAACATGGGCAGAATATTTATTTAAAGACGGAAGTATTATTGGTCTAAATGCTGAACTATTAAAACAATATGTTGAGTTTATTGCGGCCAAACGAATGCATGCCGTTGGGTTAGAAAAGATATATAATAGTGGTACAAACCCATTACCGTGGACTCAACAATGGATTACAGGTAGTTCAGTACAGGTTGCACCACAAGAGACAGAAATATCATCTTACGTTATAGGCGGTACAAAACAAGACGTAGATGGAGACACATTTAAAGGCTTTAGTTTATGATAATAAAATTGAAAGAATTCCTTAATAAAGTAGTTACAATTAAAACATTAACAGGATTGGAACTGATAGGTAAATTTATAGGCAATAAATTAATTGTAATAACACATCCTAAAATGGTTGTTTTAACCAATTCAGGTGATAACCAAGACAACTCTATAGCAGTTGTACCATTCACATTTTCCTCTGTAACAGAGCAAATAGATTTAAGTACTAATAAAATCTTATCTATAAGCGAATCAATAAAAGAATGTGCAGAAGATTACTTAAAGATTGTAGAAGGAGAAACAGAAGAAACGCCAGAAGACGATAGTTAATTAGATAAATACTATTATGGCACAATTGGCAAAACGTTTCAGTTTAGTAGGTCCTGGTATGATTATGGCACCATGTGCCGTCACCGTCTTTTGCGAAGGAGCACCAGTATCACTAATAGGAGATTCTGTCTCACCTCACGGAGAACCTCCTCATACAAATTCTTTTATAGTCAATGGTAGTTTTACAGTTTTTGTAGAAGGCAGAGGCGTAGCAAGAGTAGGAAGTACAACTAGTTGTGGACACTCTGTATCATTTGGTGCTACCTCAGTATTCACTCCTTAAAATGCCTAACCTAGTTTCTGTACGTGGCCCCCACGCCAGAAACGATAATAATTTTATCAGAATACAATGGAACATGGGTAATTCTTGTAATTACGAATGTGAATATTGTCCCCCACAATTACACGACGGCAGTAAACCATGGTTAAGTAAAGATCAGTACAT